GGGTAGTACCCGTATGTTCAAACCTTAGAATTATTAATCATGGCTACAGTTCTATCGGGTACTTCGGGAGCGTTATATTATTCTCCTGCTGGTACAAGCGTAACAACTCTTACAGCATCAGCTTTCCCTTCATCAGGAGGAAACATTACTGTTGGATCTCAGTTGGGTTTTAGAGTAAATGACACAGTAACACTTGCATATCCAGGTGGATCTACAGTAACCAACTGTATTCCAGCAGCAGACTATTTCGTAAAGACTTATGATGCTTCAACTGGTGTTATGACAGTTTCCTCAACAGCAGGAGGAGCAGCAGTAACAGCTTCAGCATCTCCTACTTTCGTTGCTGGAACATTTGCAAGTATCACATTTACAGCACCATTAGTTGTTGGATCTGTAAGAGAGTGGAGTTTTGAGATAACCAGAGCAGAAATTGACGTAACAAGTATTGGTCAAACAGTTACTCAAACCGCACCATTTAGAACCTTCATCTCAGGTTTTGCTGATGGTAGTGGTTCTGCCAGTGTTTACTCTACAGATGACGACACACTCCTATCCAGTAGAATGGTTGAAGACGTTATCCAACGTCAGCAAGCTGGTGCAAAGGTAAGATTGTATATTGATCGTCAGATGAGTGGTGCTAACGTAGATCAAAACGCAAGTAGATCAATTTTGGCAGATATTATTCTTACATCTGCAAGTTTCAACGTAAACCCAGATGACGGACAGGTTGTAGAGATAGCCTTTAGACCTAGTGCTGCTCCTACATTCGACCTATCTAAGACTGCATAATATTTTACTAGCAGTTATTAATTGTTATAAACCTCGGTCAATCCGAGGTTTTTTATTGCATAATGAAGTACACTAATAAAAGCAATATTAAATCTATGGCGACAATGAACGCTCTCGACAGACTTAGAAAAGCTGCGAACCTTAGTCCAGTTAAAAAGGAAGTAAAACTATCCGATGGTTCGATGTTTGAAATGTATGTAACACCATTAACAATGGCAGAAAGAGAAAGGGCACAAGGACAAGTTAAGAGTGATGATACAAACGGCTTCGCTTTACAATTATTAATAAATAAAGCAACGGATCAAAATGGGGTCAGATTATTTAAATCAGGAGAAATAGATGTTCTTAAAAACGAAGTAAAGGACAGCGATCTACAAGCTCTTATGATTGCAATACTCAGTGAAAACGAGGAGGAATTAATAGACCCAAAATCCTAGCGAGCCAGTTAAAAAAAGATAACTGGATGATGCTGAAGTTTGGTGTAGCCAAAGAATTAGGCAAAACGCTCCAAGAAATAGGAAATATGACAGAGCAAGAATTAGTGGGATGGAGTTGTTATTTTAAGATACTTAATGAAGAACAAGAAAAGGAATTTGAAAAAGCTCGTAGAACTAGATAATTTTTTTCAGTAGTATAGAATAGAACAAATAGTTTTTAATCTGTGGCATATCAGGCAAAAATACAAATAAAAACTACTGGTTTGAGTCAGTTAAATAAAATAAATGCTTCTGTAGATAGGATAAATAAGTCTATAATTTCAATAAATAAAGGGGGAATCAAAGGCAAAGAAGTTTTAGTAGCTAGTAAGCAAAATTTAGCCACAAGCAGACAACAACTAACAGTAGATAAACAGAGTAATAAACAGTTAACAGGAATACTACAAAAAGAAAAATTACTCACAAAACAATTACAACAACAGGCTGTAAGTTCCGAGAAAATTGCAAAAGCTAACAGATTTAGAGGTAAACCAGGGGGTACAACAGGGGGTACGGCTGGAGGAGGTAGCGGTGCTTTACAAAGCGGATTAATTAGTGGTGCATTTCCATTACTATTCGGACAAGGGCCATTAGGTGCGGCAGCAGGATTTACTGGAGGTTTTGTAGGAACAAAAGTAGGTGGTCAAATGGGAGGATTTGCAGGAGGTCTCGTTGCTACAGCTTTATTGCAAACAATAACCAATACAGTAAATGGAATCAATGAATTAGGTAGTGCCTTAAATGATCCTTCTAGAAATTTAAGTATATTAACCCAAAATTTATCAAAATTTGATCGAAGTATTTCTACTTCTATAGACATTTTGCAATCGGCTGGATTAACACAATCGGCTGGTCAGTTTGGTCGAGCCAGATTTGGAGCAGAATTTGGTGAAGGTGGTGCAAGTAGTATTGCGGAGATGAATAAAGCGTTTAAAGAGTTTGGAAGAGTAACAGCAAAACTTGGAACAGAGCTTGCAATATTAGCGTCAGGACCATTAACGGGATTTATGAAAATGCTGAATTTTGTATTAGGTGGAGGTGGAACTACTGGTTCTTCCGATCAAAGTTTATCCGAGACATTAACTGAAACAATAAGAAAACGAGAAAAAGCCATAGAGGAGATATTAGACTTAGAAAATTCTTTAGAGGCAAAAATACAAGAAAGAGATCGTCTAAAGGGAATTATATTTGAACCAGATAAAGAAAAAAGAAAAGAACTTAATCAATCAGGCGAGTTAGGAAAAGCACAGTCAAAATTTAGAAGATTAGGAGGAGAAATATCAGAAGATAAAACTAATTTAGAAAGATTAAAAGCAGAAGTAAAGAATTTTGATAACTTAGTACGACTAGGAAAATTACAACAAAGAATATTAAAAGATACCGAGATAAAGTTAAAAGATCAATTAGAGATAGAAAAAAACAGGGTCAATTTAACCGAAAAGGAATTAATCAATTTAGAGCAAAATGCAAAGATAAAAGATTTAATATTTAGAATAGACAAACAAAAAGCAGAAATACAGGCAATAGAAGAAAGCGGAAGTAAAGCAGAGTTAGAGAGAGCAAAGCAGACATTAATAAATTTAGGTCTTGAACTTGATCTTGTAAAACAAATAACAGAAAACAGATTAAGAGCAGCAGATCCACTACTTAGTAGGACAGATGAACTTAACCAAGAAATGATGAAGTTACATGATACTCAACGTCAAGCTGTCAACTTAACTAAAGTTATGGGTAGCTCCTTTGAGCAGTCATTTAAGGGAATAATTTCGGGAACTATGTCGGTACAACAGGCTTTCGGCCATATGTTAAATAGAATTGCAGATCATTTCTTTGATATGGCTGCAAAAATGATGGCTACTAAATTTCAGCAAGGGCTTTTAGGACTAATATCAAAATCTGTATCTGGAGATGTTTTTGCGGGTTTTAATGCAGGGCCAACCGATCCAAATACACTTACTATGGCTAGTTTTGCTAAAGGTGGTAGACCGCCAGTAGGTAAACCTTCATTAGTAGGAGAGAAAGGGCCAGAGTTATTTGTACCTAAAACATCAGGAACTATTATTCCTAATGACAAGTTAGGTGGAGGAGGCAGTACAAACATAAGTGTAAATGTAGATGCTTCTGGATCTTCTGTTCAAGGTGATGAACAACAAGGAAAAGAACTTGGCAGACTCATTTCTGTAGCGATACAATCAGAGTTGATTAAACAAAGACGACCAGGAGGTTTATTAAGATAATGACTACTTTTCCTGATTACAACCCTGTTTTTTCTGCAAATAAAACTGATATTACTAATACAAGAACAGTTCAATTTGGTGACGGCTATCAACAAAGATTTACTTTTGGTATAAACCAAAAAGCAAAACAATGGAGTCTTACATTTAATGTTGACAATGAAGATGCAACTGAGATTGAGACATTTTTAGAAGCAAGAAAAGTTGATGGAGCATCTTTTGATTGGTCTCCTCCAGATTCATCTACTACTTTTAAATGGATATGTCCTTCTTTTACCAAAGAAGTATTTAGTTTTGATAGAAATAGAATAAACGCAACATTTACACAAGTATTTGAACCCTAATGGCAAATCCTATATCTGAAACCCAAACAATAAATCCTGGGTCACTTATAGAGTTATTTGAACTGACAACAGACGCAGCTTTACATGGATCTTCTACTACATATAGATTTCATGCTGGTACGAATGAAATAAACAATGGAAATATTATTTGGGATGGAAATACTTATATTGCAATACCATTAGAAGCTGAAGGTTTTAAATATGCAAATGGTCAGTTACCTAGACCTACGCTGACGATCAGTAATGTTACTAATGTAATCACTGCGATCTTACTAAATGTGAATCAGGTAACTCCTGGAAATGACCTTACTGGAGCGATAGTAAAAAGAAGAACAACTTTAGCTAGATTTTTAGACGCTGTAAACTTTGCTCCTGTAGCGACAACAACTACAACAACTCAAACTGTAGCTGATCCCTCTGACGCTGAAACTGTCACATATACTGTCACAGTAGTTCAAGATTCTGGGGGTAATAATGTTTTTGCAATAAATGGAGTTCAAAAACCAGTTATCACGATGAAACGTGGTTCAACTTATATATTCAATCAATCTCATAGTTCTAATGTAAACCATCCTTTAAGAATAAAATCTGATGCTGGAGGACAGCAAACAACAACTAATACTGGAACGCTTGGAACAGATGCAACAGTTACTTATCAACCAGCATATCCAGGTGCTCCAAATGATTTGAGATATTATTGCACAAGTCATGGAAATAATATGGGTAATACAATCACGATGAACAATCCAAATACAATCCAGCAGACAACATCTTCGACTACCACAAGTCAGTCAAATCCTTATGGCACACCAGATCCTACAGCAGAATATCCACAGGAAATTTACAAAATAGATAGAAAATCAGCAGAAAACAGAGCCGTTGTTCAATTTGAATTAGCTGCTTCATTTGATTTAGCAAATATCAAAATTCCTTTGAGAGTCTGTACAAAAGAACTATTTCCTTCTATTGGAACTTTCTTACCATGAATGATTGGAAAGAAGCTGCTCTTAGTCATGCAAAAGTTGAAGATCCTAAAGAATCTTGTGGCTTATTGTTAAATGTAAAAGGTAAAGAAACTTACTATCCTTGCCGTAATTTATCCATGACCAATCATCAATGCTTTATTCTTGATCCAGAAGATTATGTTAGAGCAGATAACACAGGGGAAATAACAGCTATTATCCATAGTCACCCAATAACACCGCCAACCCCTAGTCAGGCAGATTTGGTTAGTTGTGAAAAATCAAATTTGCCTTGGCATATTGTTAATCCAAAGACAGAACAATGGAGTTATTGTGAACCTAAAGGATATAAAGCTCCTTTAATAGGAAGAGAATGGGTTTGGGGTGTTACAGATTGTTGGTCACTAGTAAGAGATTGGTATAAAGAAGAAAAAAATATTGAACTTAGAGATTGGAAACGACCTACAACCCCAGAAGAATTTATTAAAAATCCTATGTTTGAAAGATGTGCAGAAGCTACAGGTTTTAGAGAACTAGAACCAAATGAGAAACTTGAGAATGGTGATTTATTATTTATGTCCATATTAGATGCTGGATTAAATCATGTAGGTATTTTTATAGATGGAGATGTCTTGCATCATTTTTCTAGTAGACTTAGTTGTAAAGAACCATACTCACCTTGGTTACTAAAATGTACAGGCAAGAGGTTGCGTTATGTTGCGTAAATTAAAACTATATGGAGAGTTGGCTAAGTTTATTGGTCATAAAGAATTTGAAATCAAAGTGCATAGCCTACCTCAAGCTATTAGTTTCTTGAGAAATAATTTTCCAGAAGTTGAATCTTATATGAACCCTAAATATTATCAGGTAAAAATTGGTGATTATGAAATTAATAAAGATGAATTAAATTTTCCAATAGGTAAACAGGATATTCATATAATTCCAGTTATTAGCGGTGCTGGTGGTGATACTTTTAATACCATTTTATTAGGAGGATTATTGATTGGAGCATCATTCTTTTTCCCTGGTGGCGGTATGTTTTTTAAGACAGGAGTAGAGTTAACGGGTGGTGTTGCCACAGGTCTTGGAGCTACTATTGGTACAAGTCTAAGTTATATTGGTGCTGGATTAATTTTACAAGGAGTAGGCAATATATTATACCCATATGAAGAGCCTACGTTTGAAGATAACCCACAAATATCATTTAACTTTTCTGGAACGCAGAATACAGCAAGGGCTGGTACTCCAGTTCCTATTGTTTATGGAGAAATATTTACAGGATCAGTTGTTATCAGTGGTGATACAGATACAGAAGCGGTACAGGTATGATTGAAGATAACAAGTTTATTACTGGATCTGGTGGAGGTGGCGGTAAAGGTGGCGGTGGCGATCCACCAACTATTGCTGAAGATAATTTACATAGTAAACAATTTGCAACCTTACTTGATCTTATTTCTGAAGGTGAAATAGAAGGTTTTTCTAGTCCGTCAAAAGAAGGTAGAACTAAAGGTACTACTGCATATAAAACTGCTGCAAAGAAAGATATTTTTTTAGATAATACTCCTATTTTAAACTCTAACGCTGATTCAACTAATCCACAAGATGTTGATTTTAACCATAAAAATGTAGACCTTGATATTCGTTTTGGCACAGATCCTCAAACAAAAATGTCAAAGGTTTCTGGGAGTGCTTCTCTTTTTGGTGTGGCAGTAAATGTTGAAAATGGTAGTCCAATTACACGACAACTTACTAATAATACTAATTTAGATGCTGTAAAGGTTACTGTTACTGTTCCCACTTTGCAGATTCTTGAAGATGATGGAGACATAGTTGGTAATGAAGTTAGTTTTGATATTCAGCTTCAATACAATGGCGGTGGTTTTAACACAGTTCATTCTGACACTATCAGAGGTAGAACAGCAGACGCTTATAACAGAGAATATAGAATTGAACTAACTGGTGCTCATCCTGTAGATGTTCGTCTTGTAAAAACAAGTGAGAATAGTACAGATAGAAATTTTAAAGATTTAATTTGGCAATCCTACTCAGAATTAGAAGATGATTCAAGTACATACCCAAATAGTGCATTTACAAGACTTCGTTTAGATTCAGAATTTTTTAATAGAATCCCTACTAGAAAATTTAGAGTAAGAGGAGTAAAAGTAAGGATTCCAGGTGCAGGAGCTAACTCATCAGGTACTCCAACAGTAGACTTACAAACAGGAAGAATAATTTATCCTACTGGTTACATTTTTAATGGTGTAATGGGTGCTGCTCAATGGACAACGTGCCCTGCGATGATACTTCTTGATTTACTTACTAACACTAGATATGGATTAGGTAATCATATTATTGATAGTAATTTAGATTTATTTTCTTTTGTAACCGCAAGTAAGTTCTCTAATACTCTTGTATCAGATGGATTTGGTGGACAGGAAGCTAGATTTGCTTGCAATATAAATATTCAAACTAGTGTCGAGGCATTTGATGTCATCAGCACTTTATCAGGCATAATGAGGTGTATGTCTATTTGGTCTGAAGGTGCATTACTTCTTACCCAAGATAGTCCTAAAGATCCAAGTTATTTATTTACATTAGCAAATGTTGGGCCAGAAGGTTTTAGCTATTCGGGAAGCAGTTTAAAGACTAGAAGTACAGTTGTAGCGGTTTCATATTTTAATATGGATACTAGAGATTTAGATTATGAAGAGGTAGAAGCAGAAACATCTTATAGAAATAAGTATGGACTTCACGTTAAAAGAGTAAAGGCATTAGGTTGCACAAGTAGAGGGCAAGCTAGAAGATTTGCAAAGGCTATATTGTTTTCTGAACAAAGAGAAACTGAAGCTGTAAATTTTTCTGTTTCTATGGAATCAGGCATAGTTGTCAGACCTGGAACGATTGTAAGTATTGCTGATCCAGCGAGATCGGGAGTAAGAAGAGGAGGAAGAATTAGTAGTGCTACAACAACTCAGATAACTGTAGATAACTCAGATGCAACTGATTTATCTGCTGAGAATAATCCAAAATTAAGTGTAATAATGCCAAATGGAACTGTTGAAACTAAAAATGTAACGGGAATATCGGGAAAAATAATTAGTATTGATTCTTCTAGTCCATTTAGTACTATTCCAAATGCTAATAGTGTTTGGTTACTTGAAAATGATACTGTTTCTGCTCAATCATTCAGAGTAATGTCTGTTGAACAAAGAGATGGAATTAATTATTCAATATCTGCTTTAGCTTATGTAGATGAAAAATACGCATTTATTGAAGATGGAGAAACAATAACTCCACAACAAATATCAGTTTTAAATCTTCTTAAGCCTCCTCCTACTGGATTATCAGCAGATGAAGTGATTGTTCTAATTAATAATCAGCCTGTATCTAAATTAATTGTTAGATGGCAGCCCGTAGCTGGTGTTACTAATTATATGGTGAATTACAGATTTGATAATAATAATATTGTTTCCGCTACAACAAGTAGCCCTGATTTCGAAATATTTAATACAAAAGTAGGATCTTATGAAGTATCTGTTCGCAGCTTAAATGCTGCATTAGAACCTAGTGCTACAGCTTCGACTGATACGTTTAACACTATCGGTAAAACTGCTGTCCCTGCTGACGTTACTGGACTTACAGGAGAACCAATAAATAAAACAACTGTAAGATTACGCTGGAATTTAGCAACAGATTTAGATGTAACTCATGGTGGTCGTGTTTATGTAAGACATTCTACAAAAACTGATGGAACGGGAACATTTTCAAATGCTACAGATTTGGTGGAAGCATTGGCTGGTAACACGACTATCGCTGATGTTCCATTACTTGAAGGAGAGTACATTCTAAAATTCCAAGATGATGGAGGTAGATTTAGTACAGGTGAAGCAAGTGTAGTTATAGATTTACCAGATACAGTTGATGATAAATTAATTCAAACAAGAAGAGAAGATTTAGACGTTCCAAAATTTCAAGGGACAAAAACGGATGTTGCTTTTGATGCAACAACAAATTCTCTTAACTTAATTGGTGGCGGTTTGTTTGATGATATTGGTGGCAGTATTGTAGGAACATTTGATGATGTTGGTTCTATAGACGATCTTGGCGGTATCAAACCACTCGGCACTTATGAGTTTGGTGGAACGGCAGGAGGAACTTTTTTAGATTTAGGGGATGTATTTACTATAGATTTAAAACGGCATTTTTTAACTGAAGCGTTTTTCCCTTCAAACTTACTTGATTCAAGAAAATTAGCATTTCCTACAACTGGTACTTTTGATGGAGATGTTGCAACTGAAGTTAATGCTGAAATGCTAGTTGCGGTTACTCAAGATAATCCTAATACTGGATCGCCTACCTACAAGCCATTTCAAACTTTTGCAAATGGAAGATACAAAGGTAGAGGCTTTAAATTTAAAGTTAATTTAACAAGTAATGATCCTGACCAAGATATTAGGGTATTTCAGTTAGGCTATACAGCTTCTATGGAGCAAAGAACTGAACTAAGTACTTCAACTACAGCAAGTGGAGCAGGGGCAAAATCAGTTACGTTCCAGCATCCTTTCTTTGTTGGTACTGCTAATACTGAGGGTGGAGCAAATAGTATATTGCCCTCAGTTGGTATTACTGCACAAAATATGCAATCTGGAGACTTTTTTGAAATATCAAATGTATCTGGAACGGGTTTTACTGTTCATTTCAAAAACTCATCAAATGCTTCAGTTGATAGAAATTTCACCTATCAAGCTGTCGGATTTGGTAAAGCAAGTTAGAATAGGTTCAATGTTACTTTTTTAAATGGCTAGACCAGGATCTACTACCAGCGAAACAGGTAATAATTACAATACCGCCAATGGAACGGGTGCTGCGGTTCGTGCGAAGTTAAATGAAATATTTCAAGCATTAAGAACAATAAGTTCTGGAAGTAGCGATCCAAGTGGTGCAGCAAATATAGCTCAGTTTCAACCTCATATAAATACATCCACTAATGAATTAAAAATAGCTACAGCAGTTTCAGGAGATACAGCGACTTATGTTGTTCTTGGAAAGATAAACGAAGCAAACTTTGGTCATGCAGCCTTATCAGGAGCAACTTTCACAGGAGATGTTGTACATAATTACACAACAGCTTTACAGATACCTGTTGGAACTACTGCACAAAGACCCGGCTCACCTTCAAAAGGCGATTTTAGGTTTAACGATACAACTAGTTCTGCTGAAATATATAACGGATCTGAGTTTACTGCTGTGGGAGGCGGTGCTGGAGCTACGGGAGGAGGTAATGATGAAGTATTCTTTGAATCGGACACTAACGTAACGACAGATTATACAATAACATCAGGGAAAAATGCACACACAGTTAGCCCTGTTATAAATAGCAATGTCACTGTGACCGTGCCATCTGGCAGTTTACTTGTTATTCTTTAATTATGGCATTAAACATTAACGGCACTACTGGTATTTCTGGAGTTGATGGGTCAGTTTCCGCACCAGCATTACAAGGAACAGATAGTAATACAGGAATAAATTTTGCATCTGATACTGTCAATATAAATACAGGTGGAGCGACTAGAGTCATTGTTGATTCAAGTGGAAATTTAAGAGCAGGGACAATTACAGATAGTAGTGGCAGTAACAGTTCTACTACTGCACAAATCGCACAAGGTAGAGCAAAAGCATGGATAACAATTAGTTCAACAACAACAATCCTTGATAGTTTTAATGTTTCAGCATTAAGTGATAACGGTGCTGGTGATTTTAATGTAACTTTTGACACTGATTTCGCTAATGATGACTATTGTGCATCAACTATGGCTGCTCAAGGTGATAACTGTGCTTTTAGTTGTGTTGATAGTAGTCAAGCTGTAGGTAGTTGTAGAGTTATTACACGAACAGATAGAACATCAGGTAAAACTGATTTTACCATTGCTCATGTTATTTTTTTTGGAGATCAATAAAATTATGGCAAATTCAGATTACAGATTTATTTATACTAGAGATGACGGAGGACTTACTATTGTTACTCCTGCTGATAATACTAATTTAACATTAGACGAAATTAAAACGAAATCTTGTCCTAGTGGTAAGACAGTTTATACTGTTAATAAATCTGCAATTCCTACTGATAGGAGTTTTAGAGATGCTTGGACTTATACGGAGTAAATGATGGGATTTGGTATAGACATGGCAAAAGCCAGAGAGATACACAAAACAAATATAAGAAATGCAAGAACACCAAAACTTGCAGAACTTGATATTGAGTTTCAAAAAGCATTAGAGACAGGTGCTAGTACTACTGATATAGTTAGTAAGAAGCAAGCATTAAGAGATGCTCCTGCTGATTCTGGTATAGCGTCTGCTGATACAGAGGCTAAATTAAAAGCTCAATGGAATACCTCAATTCTTGGAGACTCACCTTATAGTTAACCATGACAGCAAAGATTAAACTAAACGCAGCATCAGGTGGTGGGTCAGTAAGTATCCAAGCACCTTCATCATCAAGTAATAACAGGGTTCATTCTTTGCCTGATGTTGCAGATGGAACAGTACTAACAACAACAAGTTCAGATGCAGACCGATATAAAGCAGGGGAGATAGTTCAGGTGGTAACAGGTTCATTTACAAATGATTATTCTTCAGGTGATTTTTCAGATATTACCTCTACGAATTTTGTTAATTATGGCAATATGAAATTAACTATTACACCAAAATTTAATAATAGTAAATTAATCTTTGAAACTAATGTGAATAATAGATTAAATGACGAAGATGGCCTTACTAGATATGAACTATATGACACAACAAACAGTCGAGTCATTGCAGCAGAGGGAATATCCAGCCATTATTATGCTTCAACAAGTGCTTATCCTAGTCTTAATATAAGATTAATTGGTGACTCAGGTTATACAACAGCTTTAGTTGCACAAGTAAGAGTAAAAGTATCTAGTGGTGGTGGTACATTAAACACAGACTATAGTGCTGTATCTAGATATATGTCAATCATGGAGGTAAAACAATGAGCGAACTCAAAGTAAATTCGATAAAAGGGGTAGGAGCTAGTACTGCTGCTATTACTGTCAACAATTCTGATGGAACGTGTACTGCCAATATTACTAATAACCTAAGTAATAGAAATTTAATAATTAACGGAGCTATGCAAGTGGCTCAACGTGGTACGTCATCTTTAGGCAGTGATGAATACGGCTCAGTTGATAGAATTTATCACGGTTATAATAATGTAGATGAATCACCAACTTTCTCACAAGCTGATGTCGCAAGTGGTACTACACCCTATACTCTAGGTTTTAGAAAATGTTTTAAGGTTACTAATGGAGATCAATCAAGCGGAGCAGGAACTAGCGACAAAATAGAGTTTAGACAGAGACTTGAGGCACAAAATATTGCTAATAGCGGTTGGAATTATAAATCTAGTTCAAGTTTTATAACGTTAAGTTTTTGGGTAAAATCTAGTGTTGCACAAAATTTTTATTTTTATATGTTGGCTAATGATGGAACGCAACAAAATTTTCCAATGGAAACTGGTTCATTGTCTCAAGATACTTGGACGAAAGTAACAAAAACAATTCCAGGTAATTCAAATGTACAATTTGACAATGATGTTAATGAAGGAATGACTATAGTTTGGGATTTATTCAGAGGTACAGATCAAACAGGTTCAGTTTCATTAAACACTTGGGCAGCTTTTTCTGGCTCAGCCAGAACACCAGATCAAACTCAAACATGGTACACAACAGATAACGCAACATTTGAAATTACAGGAATACAGTTAGAAGTAGGCAGTGTTGCAACAGATTTTGAGCATAGGAGCTACCATGACGAACTTTTAAGGTGTATGAGATACACTCAAAAAATAGATACAGGAAGTAATACTTATAGATATGTTGGAATGGGTAATGTAGATAATGATGGAGATAATAATGTTGTATTAATCAGTTTTAAAGAACCATTTAGAATCACTCCTTCTTCAATGAGTACAACAGGGTCAGCTAGTGATTACGCAGTAAGAAGAGATACTACAAAAACTTGTACATCTGTACCAACTATGTCTAGTGCATCACCTCATTATTGTGCTGTAACTTTTACTAGCACAGGTCATGGATGGAGTACAGGGCAAGCTGTTTTTGGTTTTTTAAAAACATCTGGCTCATACCTTATCTTTAATGCTGATTTCTGAGTTACAATAAGATTATGAAATTTAAAAAACTCAAAAAAAGAGAAGATTATGAAGATCAAATGTATATATGTGTAGAGGATGATGGTTCTTACAAAATAAGTTGCACAGAAAACTATCAACCTTATATTGATTGGGTAAAAGCTGGAAATACACCAGAGGAAGCTGATTAATTAACCTTTTCTTGCATTTGTCTTGTCATTAACCCCATAGTGACGTAAAGAGGGGATAGAGCTAGAATAAGCAGTAATACAAGCACACTTGAAAAAGATAGTGCTTTCAAAATTGCAAATTTAATCATGTTTCAAAAAATTGCTAATATTCTTAGCATTGTTTC